AATAGGGGTGAGGTTTTTCATATTGAAGTAATGGAGGTCAAGAATGACAAACCCAAAGCGCGGAGAAATGCAGCTAAATCTGGGCAGCCAGAAGTTTCAGTGCAAAATCAACATGGACGTGATGATGCGGATTGAAACCAACATAGGTGGATCTCTTTTAAAATTAGCTAATAATATGCAAGCAGCGGATATAAGCGCATCACAGATGGTCGCTGTATTAACGCCCGTTATCAGATCAAGCGGAGAAGATGTTAAAGACGCGGATGTTAAAAAGATCATTTGGGAGGCGGGTGTCGCAGATGGTTTGAAAGCTGTTGCAGAAGTTATTGCATTTATTGTGAGCGGCGGTGAGGAAATGGCGGGAAACGAACAGGAGGCGGGAGCACAAGCTTAGATGATGACTTGCCTTGGAACGATTGGATGAAATTGGCCCTTGGCAAAATGCGGATGACACCAGATGAATTTTGGAATTGTTCTTTCGTTGAATTTATCGCGGCTTGTGACGGTTTTATTGAGTTTAATTCTGATGGCAAACCGCCGCCATTATCGAAGAATGAACTAGAGGAATTGATGGAGTTGCACCCAGACTAATGGCTACTACAGTTGATGAAATCCTAGTTCGAATTGAAGCGGATATGTCCGATCTGCGCCGTGACATTAATAAGGCAACACGCCATGTTGATCAAAGCGCGAACAAGATGTCCTCAAGCTTCAAGAAGGTTGGCACTGCTATTGCTGCGATAGGCGGGGCGGCTGCTCTTATTGGCTTCACAAAGGGCGTGATTGCCACAGGCATCCAAGTTGATAACCTGCAAATCAAAATGCGGACCCTATTTGGTTCAGCCGAAGATGGTGCAAAAGCTTTTGACATGCTTGATAAGTTTGCGGGAAAGGTGCCATTTTCTTTGAGAGAAATCTCTGCTGGCGCTGGTCCATTAGCCGTTGTGGCTAACGATGTTGACGATATGAACCAGTTATTACAGATCACTGGTAACATTTCCGCATTGACGGGAAGATCTTTCAACGAAATTGCAGGTCAAATCCAGAAAGCAATGTCGGCGGGTATCAACAGCGCAGAAATACTGCGGGATGATGGTATCAAAGCCATGCTTGGCTTCAAGGACGGGGTAGCTCATTCTGTTGCGGATACCGTGAAGCGTCTGCAAGAAGGATTTGGCATCGGCGGTAAGTTCGATGGCCTGATGGATGATATGGCTAAAACGGCGGGCGGCGCAATGTCGATGGTCGGGGATGCGTTTTTCCAAATGCAGAAAGCTATATTTAGCGCTGGATTAGGCGAGGCTGTTATTAAATTATCAGTCGCGTTTCGCAATCTTTTGATAGCTGCAACACCTATTCTTGCCGTGATGGGGCAAATTGCTAATGCGTTTGCGACTGTTCTTGTTCCAGTAATCAACACCCTTGCTTCAAGCTTAGAAATTGTGGCTCCCTTGCTTGCTTTGCTTGTTGTTAGATTTGTGGCGGTAAAAGTTGCGGCTATGGCTGGGGTGGTTGCAAATAAGCTTTACGCCATTTCTATGGCAAATATTGCCTTGCAAACTGCCCTTGCTGGAAAACCTCTTGGGCGATTGATGAAGTTAAAGCTTGGGTTCAAGGGCTTAATTACTGCTCTTGGGCCAGCGATGAAAATCTTTAGGGGCATAATTGGAAGATTAATACCTGTCGCCGTTTTGGTGGGGATCATTAAGATTGTTGATGGCCTCATGAAAGTATGGCGGGCGTCAAAAGATGTTGGCGATATGTTCAAGAATTTAAAAGAAGTTTTCAAATTATTTGTCCAATTTGGTGCAGATAAATTTGATGAAATGAAACACAAGGTTGTTTCTATTGGGCTTCGGATTTCTCAGCTGGTGCAAAATATAACATTTAAGCTCAAGCAAATTATTGTTGACGGAATGAATGAGCTTATAACCAAATATAATGCTGTTTTAAGAAAATTTGGTCTTGGCGGCAGGCAAGTTGACCCAATGTCAGACCCAGATCAAAGTGGGCTTCAAGAGGCTTCTGCGAAATTGACAGCTTCGATTGAGGCAGAGGAAGCAGCGGCGAAAAAAGCAGCAACCAGTCTTGATGCATTAAAAGCAAAGCTTATTGAGCTTGGCGTTATGGAGCCAATGAAAGATGCGGTAGCAAGCCTCGAGGGCGATATTGGTAAGATCCCTGCCCTTACGGATCTTGTGGACGGTGAAGCCGTAAAGATGGCGAACAATATGCAAATCCTTGCGGATGGGATGGCGCAGATTGGAGATGGAGTTGTAAGCACCTTTAGGCAAATGCTTGATGGCGCGAAGTTTTCAATGGGAGATATGACAGATCTTGTTAAAGCCGCTGTCAGAGATATGATTGCACAGCTTTTCCGTTTAGCTGTTGTAAATCAAATGATGAACGCAATGTTTGGGGGTGTTGCTGGTTTTGAAAAGCTCCCTACAATTCCACTTTTGGCTGGTGGGGGAACCTTACAAAGGGGGCAACCGACAATCGTTGGGGAGCGAGGCCCAGAACTCATTGTTCCAAATTCTTCTGGAACAGTTTTGAATAATCACGAAACATCAAGAGCGCTTGGAGGCGGTGGGGCTACTGTCGTAAATCAAACGATCAATGTTGAAACTGGTGTTTCTCAAACTGTTCGCGCCGAAATGATTTCGCTATTGCCCAAATTCAAGAAAGATACGATGGCGGCTGTTCTCGATGCGAAGCGGCGCGGTGGCACATATGGAAAGGCTTTTGCATAATGGCACTCATTACAATGCCCTCAAGCCCAGCGTTTACAAGTTCCGAGTGGGGCATGAGGCGCGGTGTCGCTGTCTCGCAAAGCCCTTTTACGGGGAAAGAGCAAACCTTCAAATACGCCAGAGCGCAATGGTATGCGGTCCTCTCACTGCCTCCCATGAAGCGAGATCAGGCCGCAGAATGGCAAGCGTTCTTTTTATCTCTTGAGGGTCGAGCCAATACATTTCTTCTTGGAGATCCAGACGCGAAAACAATTCGTGGAACTGCAACATCTGCCTCTGTTGGGGCCAGCGGCGCAATCGGGGATAGCGTTGTGAACCTTACCCTTGGTTCTGGAAAGACCTTAAACAAGGGAAGCTATATACAGTTAAATACGTCTACCAACGCGCGTTTGCATATGATTGTGGATGATAACACTGGTAACGGCACTTGCGCTATCCAGCCCCCTCTCAAGGCCGCTATAACGACATCTACTCCCGTTGATATAACCTCGGCGCAAGGTGTCTTTAGAATGGACAGCAATGATCTTACTTGGAGCGCGAATGAGTTGAGCCTCTATGGAATAACCTTTTCTTGTACGGAGGTCGTATGAGCAGGACGATTGACGCAAATCTTTTAGCGGCTCTTATCGCTGACGATGTTGAGGCTTTTATTGCTGTAGATTTAAGCTTTGACAGCGAAGATTTAAGATTGTGGACTGGGTTGGGTGATAAAACCATAAATAGCGAAACCTTCACGGGCGCGGGGAACCTGATTGGCATTCAAGGCTTAGAGGAAGCTTCGGATCTTTCCGCAAAATCTGTGACGCTTAGTTTGAGTGGTGTTAGTTCTGATTTGATCACACGCGCTACAACAGAGAATTATCAAAACAGAGCCGCAAAAATTTATCTTGGTGTTGAGGGTCAATCGGCTACGGTGACTATTTTTGATGGCCTGATGAATACAATGTCCATTCAAGACGATGGATCTTCGAGCGTTATAAATCTTGTAGTGGAGAGCAAACTTGTTCGCTTAGAAAAAGCCAGCAATCGCCGCTATACAAATGAAAACCATCGGGCGCGGCATAGTGGTGACACGTTCTTTTCCTATGTCGCTGATATACAGGACAAGGAAATAGTATGGGGCCGCGAGAAAGCTTAAATCGTTACGTCGATAGCTGTAGGCTTAGAGGGTTCGTTTGGGGCGCTCATGATTGCTTGACGTTTACCAACGGCGCTTTCAAAGCAATGTATGGCTCTGGGTGGGCAGATGATTGGCTTGGGGAATATGCAGAAGATGGGAAATTTATTGGGCGCACAAAACTCAAGAAAAAATTTAAACGAAACAGCATCATTCCCGCCATTGATGAGCGACTGCAAAGAATTGAATTTGTTCCCCCCCTTGGTGCGCTTGTTGCTTCGGATTTAGAAAAAAAGTTTTCTATCGGCTTTGCTCTTGGATTGTCGCTCGGAAGTAAGGCTGTCTATCTTGACGAAAATGATATAATATTCAGATCACTCGATACCGTAAAATATTCATGGATTTTGCCAAATGAAGCGTGAACCTTTTAATGTCTTAATGCCAGCGGCAAATGCAAACGCTTGGGATCGAGTGCCAAGAGCCACACTTGTCGGAACAATCGTTTTAAATGCTGTGGGAGCAAGCGCATTCGCAACAACGGCTTTAATCACCATCGGCGGTGTAACGGTGCTTACTGGCGCTTCTCTGGTCGGTTCTTTGATCATGTACGCTGTAACAAGCTGGGCTGCGAAAGCTTCAACGCCCAAGTTTGACCAAGGATCTATGAGTTCATCGGGGCTTTTGGTGAACGGTAGGGAAAGCGCCGCGCCTCAGCAATTTGTTTATGGCGAAATAAGAAAAGGCGGCACTGTTACATTCTACGAAAGCACGGGCGACGATAACAAATTTTTGCATCAAATTATTGTTTTGGCGGGGCATGAAGTTCACGACATAACAAATATTTTTATAAACGATACGATCCAATCCCTCGATAGCAATGGCTTTGTCACCGATGCCGAATGGGATAGCAAAATTCGCGTTTATAAACATCTTGGAAATCAAACATCTGCAACTGATAGTTTTGCAAATGTGAGTGGGAAAAATCTTGCCAACACATTGATTGCGGATAGCGAGCTAACTGGTGATGATGCCTTAGATAGTAACTTTGTCGGCAAGGGGTTGGCTTATCTCTATGTCAGATATGAATATGACAGAGAAGTTTTTGCCAATGGATTGCCCATTGTCACGGCTACTGTCCAAGGGAAAAAGGTTTACGATCCTCGCGTTGGGTCACAGCAATTATCTAATCCTTCTACTTGGACATATTCAAACAATCCCGCTCTATGTATCGCAGATTTTCTTTATGCGGAATATGGTCTTGATGACAGCCTCATCAATTATACAAGCCTTCAATCTGCGGCTAATGAATGTGATGAAGATGTTGCCCTTACTGGCGGCGGCACACAGAAAAGATATAGGCTTGACGGTGTTATAAGCGCAAATAGGCCAGTTGGCGGTGTTCTTGAGGATATGGTTACATCTTGCGCGGGAACATTGTTCTATGGCGCGGGGCAGTGGGTTCTAAAGGCGGGCGCTTATTCAACGCCAGTCAAAACATTTACAGATGATGATTTCCGAAGCGGCATCACCCTTGAAACCAAAATTTCAATGCGTGACAATTTCAATGTTGTTCAAGGAACATTTATTGATGAGGCCGAGGGATATATTACGGGAGATTATCCACAGGTTTCAAACTCAACGTTCCTTTCAGAAGATAATAACCAAGAAAGCATTTTAGACTTAAATCTTCCATTTACTGTAAATTCCACAACGGCGCAGCGGCTTGCGAAGCTGACCTTATTGAGAGGTCGGGAGCAAATGAGTTTTAGCGCGGATTTTTCTACTGATGCTATGGAGGTGGAGGTTGGCGACATCGTTCAGCTAACCCATGCCAGATATGGATTTACCAATAAGCTTTTTGAGGTTCTCTCTTGGCAGCCAAAAGTTCGCGACGAAGATGGCGCTCTTTTAATATCTATGAGCCTTCGAGAAACATCTCAAGCCGCATTTGATTGGAACTCGGCAGACGCAACGGCAACGACAAATCACAACACTGTTGTTCCAGATGGTTCTACAAATTCAACGATTGGAAGCATCACCGCAACCAATACGGGATTTGAAGATACGGATGGCACATTTGTTCCCAGAATAACCTTGGATTGGCCTGATGCGGCAGGGGGGAACTTCTCCCATTATGAGGTCGCACATAAGCTTTCTACTGATAGCGATGCCCTTTATGAAATCATGACACTCACAAGTAGTGTGGTTTCACTGACGGGTTATAAAGCGGGGGTCGCGGTAAATTATAAGATCAGAGCGGTAAACGCTTCTGGCATTGCTGGCGCATATACAAACGTAGGTTCAATAACCGTTGCGGGTGATACTATTGCGCCATCAGCGCCAACATCGTTAAACGCAAACGGCATCTTTCGCGCTGTTTCTCTAAGCTGGACAAACCCAACCGCAAAAGACCTTTCTCATATTGAGGTATATCGCAATACCTTAAACAATAGCGGGAGCGCCACAAAGGTCACAGAAACCAATGCAGAGTATTTTGTAGATAGCCCATTGGCGGGAAATACTGCTTTTTATTATTGGCTCAAGGCAGTTGATTTTACCGGAAATAGGTCTGCGTTTTCTTCTATGGTAAATGCCACCACAACGTTCATATCTAGCGATGATATTCCAGCCAATACAATCACAGAGACGGACATCGCCGATAACAGTATTTCGACGGGTAAAATTCAAGCAAACGCTGTGGACACCAATCAACTGAATGCAGACGCGGTTACGGCTGGCAAAATTTTGGCTGGTTCAATTAATTCTGGAAAGATTGCAGCGGGAGCAATCGAAACAGAAAATCTTGCGGCGGGTGCAATCACTACAGATAAGCTTGATATAAATGATACCTTGGCCCTCAGTGGTGCAACATCTGGGTTCGTCGCGGGGAGAACTTCTACATCTGATTTTGGAACAGATGGATTTTTTATTGGCAGAACATCTACGAGCGGCAATACCCCAACTGGATTTCAGCTTTCCCATACAAGCGTCACGGGAAACACTCACCCCCAATTTTCTCAAGGCACAGTTCAAGCGGTTATCCATGATGATGTTGGTGGATTGAGAATTTATGAGCCAGTGTTTTATGAAAAAGGAACGGCCACTGGATCAGACGCCCAAATAACGGTTGCTGGAAACGCTAATTCAATATCGCTTGCGGCTGGTGAGGTTCATTCTGTTTCAATTTTTGGCGGCGGCGGTGGCGGCGGCGCGGGAGCCAATCAGACCGCAACAGGGGCTAGTGGCTCGCAGGGTGGAACAACAACCATTGGAATATCTGGATATTCTTCTGGATCTTATAACGGAGCAAATTCTTTCAATGCAACAGGTGGTGCTGGTGGGGGTGGTGGATCTGGATTTGGCAATGGTACTGGTGGGATAGGGGGATCAACACCTTTTGGCGTTGGTGGCTCTGGTGGAAATAACACCACCGCTGGGGGAAATGCTGGTTCTGACGCATCAAATACAAGTTACGGCGCGGGCGGCGGCGGCGCAGGGGGTTATGTTACAAATGACTATCTGGGCTTTGGAAACAACGCTACGGGTGATGGTGGCGATGGAGGTGGCGCGGCGGCAGAGGTTACGGTTTCTATTGACCTTACAAATTCCAACAATGCCGCAACATTGGTTGCAAATAATATTGGGAGCGGCGGCGGTGGGGCGGGAAATACTGGAGGAGATGGCGCGGGAGGCATCGTCAGTGTTTCTGGTGTTTTGGATGGATACCAGCCAACAACGATTGCACAAATGAAATCAAAGTTCTGGGGGCCAGCGGATCAAACCCTACAAGGGCCAGTCAACTTTAATAGCCAAACATCAAATAGCGCTATAGTCATCTTTACCGCAAGCACTGATACTTGGGGTTCTGTTATATATACTACAGCTGGAAATGCTAATGCAAATATTGTTGGGGCTAATGCAACATTCCAGTCTAATAGCAATGGATGGATGTTAGGAATTGGCGGTAGGGGTATATCGAGTAGAAATGATTTCTTTTTGCAGTCTGGAGACACAATTAACAAATTAAGAGAGAACGTGGGTTCGATTTATTATTGGGAGTATTAGATTGTTTTACTTAACTGATAACGATGGTTTGATTGTTGCCGCCTCTGCGAAAAATGTTTTCGCCGTAACTGTAGAAGAAAACGGTGGGCAAGTTGTTGAAATAAAAAATGGTCCAGAAAATCCTCAGAATAAAATGATCCGAAATGGTAGGGTTGTAGATGCGCCCAAAATGCCAGATGATATAAGATCAGAAAGAGAAGTTTTATTTTCAAGGACCATAGATAGAATGAACCCGTTTTGGCTTGAGGTTATGACGGAAAGCCAATCTTCAAGGTTAAAAATCTGGCGGCAGGAGTGGCTAGATTATCCATCTACAGGAGTAGAGCCGCAAACAGATGTTTCAGATATTTTCCCATAAGCCTAGTGTTACGTTTAGAACCAGACAGGATTTAGTAACTTCTTCTCCTCATCCAAAGCCAGCAATAAAATTTTTGCCAGAATGGTTTAAGGGGCTGCAAAAAGACATCCCCAAAACTGACAAATCAGAAACGGGAACGATCAAAAGATGTATTCCAGTTTTGGATGCTTGCTCTCAGGGATTTATCCTTCCACTCTGGGCTGATCTGCATATTAGGGTTTCCCACAATTTCAAACTTTTTGATAAAGATAAAAATCTTATTTCTAATGTGCAAGGAAACAAGACCCCCGATCTTTTAGGTAAAGATTTTGAGGGTAAAATTGTTGATGAAATACAGAAAGATGGCCTCCACATCTGGTGCAAATTCCCAACGGGATATGACGCAACTGGTTCAGAAAGCATAGGCAAACATACATGGGAGCAAGTCGGAGACGCTTGTGACCTTAAAAAATTTGATCTTGGCAGAGTGCTTTTAAAATTAAACAGCCCTTGGGTTATTGAGACAAGGCGGGGGTGGTCTGTTCAGTTTAAAAATCCAGCTAATAATTGGAAGAATGACATTCATTTTATTGAGGGAATTGTTGATACAGATGAATATCACCAGCCGATTAATTTTCCATTTGTTTGGACGGGATCAGAGGTTGGGGAGTGGGTTATTCCGAAGGGCGAACCCATATTGCAAATAATACCGTTTAAGCGGCAAAAGATAGAATTGCTTATAAAGCCCTACAATCTTGAGAAAATGCACAAGACCAAATCTTTGCTTCATTCTGTATTTAAGGACAGATACCGAAGGTTCTTTTGGCATAAACGTTCTAAGTAGACGTCAACCGGCTTTGATGTTATATTCGGGGCGCATATGCACTTTTACTTAAAGGAGGCCAGTCATGGCAACACTTGGAGATCGGGTCTTTGATGCGGGCCTCTCTGCTTTAGATACAGAAGCAAATAAAATCACAGTTACATCACAGGAAGCAACTTCCTTTGCGGAAGCGAACGCAACCTATGCGCTGGGAAACTCAACAAGCCTTTCAATCGCGGCACCGTCAGACAGAACAGGCGGCGGGCGTAAGGTGACTGTTGCAGCTATTTCAGACGGTTCAATTACTTCCACAGGCACCGCAACCCATTATGCGATAATTGACACAACGAATAGTCGTTTGCTCGCCACGGCGGCTCTTACGGCCTCTCAGGCAGTAACGAGCGGGAACACTTTCACCTTGGCTACATTTGACATAGGTATCCCAGACCCATCTTAATAATTTAGCTTGGAGGTCGGCTTATGGCTCTTGTTGTAAAAGATCGTGTAAAAGAAAGTTCCACAACAACGGGAACGGGAACTTACACATTGGCAGGGGCCGAAACTGGCTTCCAAAGCTTCGCAGCGATTGGTAATGGGAACACAACCTATTATGCCGCCGCTGCGGTTGATGGATCGGGATGGGAGGTTGGAATTGGTACATATACCGCTTCGGGAACAACTCTCGCCCGAACAACCATTCTTTCATCTTCCAATTCAGATAATGCAGTAAGCTGGAGCGCAGGGGAAAAGCTTCTCCTCTGCGTTCAACCCGCCGACAAGGCGAATATGCTAGACGCGAATGGGAAAGCCACAGGAACGGCTTTTTCTTCTCATGTAGATTTAAACCCTGTTGCGGACCCAAGCCATGCAGAGGGGCGGGTATTTTATGACAGCACCCGTGACAGCCTAGCATATTATAATTCAAACAGCGCCATGACCATTCATGCGGGTCAAGATACTGTTTTGCGCGTTTATAATAACACTGGTTCGAGCATTGCTGCGGGTTCAGCGGTATATCTCACTGGGGAAACTGGCGCGGTTCCCACGATTGCAAAAGCAACGGCATCAGGAACGATTGACCAAGCTTATGCAATCGGGGTTTTGCCGACAGCTATCGCAGATAGCGCTTATGGGTTTGCGGTTACTGGTGGAATTGTTTTCTTCGATACGAGCCATCTTACAGCGGGCGAGCGTGTCCATGTGGGAACAACGGCGGGATCAACGCAAGTTGATGCTCCTAGCTATCCAAATTTTGCAACAGACCTTGGGCTTTGCTTGCTCGCTTCTTCCTCGAATGGATGCGTTTATATTGAGGTAGAACATCAGGCTTTCGAGGTTTTGCGCGTAACGGGCAACAGCCATTTCGGCGCAGACGTTACGGTTGCAGGGGATTTGACGGTTCTTGGAACCCAAACCGTTGCTGACAGTAATAATATCGCTATCTCTGGCGCGTTTAATTATTTAAATCGTGGTGATAGCATCGGAGACACCAACACAGGTTTCTCAGGAACTGGATTAGATGATGGCGTATATACTGGTCATTATACGGGAACAGCTTCTAATAAGGTTTACTACGTTCAGATTGATAGTTCTCATGGAAGCGATGACACTTTTAAATGGTCAAACGATAACTTCACAACAACGGTTGCGGCAAACGTTGCGATAACGGGAAACGATCAGGCTCTTTCAGATGGAATTAGCATCAAATTTAACGCCGCAAGCGGCCATACGGTTGGCGATAAGTGGACGGGAACGGCAAATCCTACCAACGTTGACACAGGTGTATTTTCAAACCGCAATACAGGAACGAGCGGCGTAGGCTTTACTCATGTAGGTTGGTTCTTCGATGTATCAGACGGGCAGTTTAAGTTTCTTAGCGCCTATGCACCAAATCCAAGCGGCACTATTGATCTTACTGATAGCTCAGTCGTTTATGCCACCATTAAGGCTGGAACCTTTGTCGGCGCTTTAACGGGGGCGGTAACTGGAAATGTCACCGGAAACTTAACTGGCGATGTTAGTGGATCTGTCACTGGAAACGTTACGGGAAATTTGACTGGCAACGTGACGGGCGATGTCACAGGTGATTTAACTGGCGCGGTCACAGGGAACGTCACAGGAAATTTATCTGGAAATGTCACATCAACAGGAAGCAATAGTTTCGGCACTGTTGCACTTGGGGATTGGACAATAACAGAAGATGGCAATGGCAAGCTTTCGTTTGCACATAGCGGCACGGTCAAGATGACGGTGGATGATACGGGAACAATCGCAGTAGCGAATGACGTTCTTACGGACGAAACATTCTAAGCTAGTAGCGGAGCGCGAAGATGGCTGTAAAAATTCAAGGAACGGTTGTTATTGATGACAGCCGCAACGTGGTCAACGTAGTCAATGTAGACGGGCGCGATGTTTCCGCAGATGGAACAAAGCTCGACACCGTTGAAACCAATGCAGATGTCACAGATGGCACTAATGTCGGCGCAGCGCTCACAGGATACACCACAGAGACATCAATCGCTTCTGGCGACATAATCCCCGTGTATGATACTTCCGCGACTGCATGGCGCAAGGCAACGATTTCAGACGCTATTGCAGCGGGTCCAAAGGGCCAGAAGGGTCAAACTGGTGTCACAGGGGCCAAGGGGCAGAAAGGCGAGATCGGAGCCACAGGAAGCACTGGTTCCACAGGGTCAACTGGACCAAAAGGGCAGAAGGGCCAACAGGGCATCCAAGGCATCCAAGGCATTACGGGAAACACAGGGGCAACAGGACCAGCGGGATCAAATGGGTCTAACGGGGCCAAAGGTCAAAAGGGTGAAATCGGGGCTACTGGCCCAACTGGATCGTCTGGCTCGAATGGTTCCAAGGGTCAGAAGGGTGAAGTTGGTTCTCAGGGTATTCAAGGAGCCACAGGCCCGACAGGACCAATAGGATCAAAAGGTCAAAAGGGTGAGGTCGGAAATACTGGACCCACTGGGAACACAGGCGGCACTGGACCTACTGGACCGAAAGGACAAAAAGGGCAGACAGGCACCACGGGTGCAACAGGTCCGCAAGGTGGAACTGGCCCAACGGGGTCGACAGGATTAACAGGGCCGACTGGACCTACGGGAGCGGGCGGTGGAACAGGGCCAACAGGGGCAAAGGGTCAAAAGGGTCAGACGGGGAACACGGGCGGCACGGGAGGCCAAGGACAAAAAGGTCAAAAAGGCGAGGTTGGAAACACCGG